GAACGAGGGCGCCATGACGCAGCAGCAGGTAGATGGCCAACTGGTCCTGCTCGGCCTGTGGGACTATCAGGCCACCGGCTCGCCGATGGAGGATTTGCGCTGGCTGGCCTACATCCTCGCCACAGTATATCATGAGACGGCATGTAAGATGTGGCCAGTAACGGAAATGGGATCGCAAGAGTATCTGCAATCAAAACCGTATCATCCTTATGTGGGGAGGGGATTTGTGCAGCTTACTTGGGAGGAAAACTACAGGAACGCCTCGACGGCGTTGGGCCTCATCGAGGATCGCGACCTCGTCGCCCATCCCGAGGTGGCGCTCGATAGCCTGATAGCCGCTCGCTGCCTCTTCCGCGGCATGGCAGAGGGCTGGTACACCGGTGCCAAGCTCGGCCAGTTCTTCAATGAAACCGAGGACGATCCCATCGGCGCAAGAACCATCATCAACGGCAATGACAAGGACGAGCTCATTGCCGGCTACCACGACCTGTTCCTGGCGGCGCTCGAAGAAGCAGGGGGGTGACAGAAACTGTCATGGGCAAGGCTGCTGAGTTCTGGCACTGGATCACGCTCCGCTCTGGCTGGCAGAACATGGGGCCACCCGTGCCTGCCGTCATCGAGAAGCCCACCAAGGGCAAGAGGGGCAAGAAGGACGCCCGGCCCCCCTCGTTCCCTTGCATGCACTGCAAGACGCCGCAGGGCGCCAGGGGAGGCCTCTGCATCGAATGCAAGGACAACGCCATCGCGCTCGGCACTCTGCTGGCCACTGCCATCAACCTGCAATCCGAGGCATACAAGGCGCGGCAGCACGTCACCATAGCCGAGTGGGATCTGCATCGCACGATGCCCCGCCGCAATGCCATGCCGATGACCGATGTCAGGCTCTACGACCAGGAGGGACCAGCCAGCTTCCATCTGGTGTTCTACGGCATGCCCGCGCAGCAGGTGCGCAACCATCGCATTGGCACCGTGGATGACGAGGTGTATTGGGCATTGGAGCGCCGCGGCATCGCCCGGACCCACTACGCCCACAAGAGCCACATCTGGGAACGCACCAGGGTGGATAGCGAGGACGCATTGCGCGTCACAACCATGCTCCCAGGACAGCACGTTTGATGCCCAAGACCACCCGCCTAGACGAAAAGCAGCGCGCCTTCTGCCGCAATCTGGTGAAGGGCATGACGAACAACCAGGCCCTGCTGGCGGCTGGCTACAAGCCGGGAACGGCTAAAGGCGATCATGGCGCCGTCATGCAGCGGCGCCCCATGATCAAGCGCTACCTCGACGGCCTGCGCGCCAATCAGGCCGAGCGGCTGCACATCACGATGGACACCATCATCATGGATTTGCTGGACGACCGCACCGAGGAGCGCCAGAAGGGCAACTACGCCTCGTCAGCGCTGATCACTATGCACATCGCCAAGCTGCTGGGCTTCGTCTCGGACAAGCCGCAGATGGATCTCACCTTCATCAGCCTGCCTCTGAACGATGGCGGCACGCAGACCGAGATGACCATCGAGGAATGGCAGGCCAAGTGGTCGCAGAACAAGAAGCTGATCGAGCATTGATGGGTAAGTGGGAGTGAACGTTCGCGTCAAGGTTGGCTTCCGTCCCCAGCCTGGGCCGCAGACCAGCTTTGTCGAAAGCCCCTGCGACATCACCGTCTACGGCGGCGCCCGCGGCGGCGGCAAGACCTACGCGACGCTCGGCGAGTGGTACATGCACGCGCTCAAGCATGGCGACAAGGCCCGCGGTTTGATGATCCGCAAGACCCGCGAGGATCTCAAGGACACCATCGCCGTGGCCACCTCGATGTACCAGGGTGCCGCGACCTGGACCGAGAAGGGATCCTTCTTCAAGTTCACCAACGGCGCTCGCCTCTACTGCGCCTACCTGGAGCGCGAGCAGGACGCCGAGCATTACCAGGGCTGGTCGCTCACCAGGGTCTATGTCGAGGAATTGACGCAGTTCGTGTCGCCGAGCGCCGTCATGCGGCTGCTGGCCACGCTGCGCTCGCCGCACGGCATCAAGTGCCAGATGCGCTGCACATGCAATCCCGGCGGGCCGGGGCACCTGTGGGTGCGCGAGTGGGCGATCGACCACGGCGCCTACGAGGTCGTGACGGATCCCGACACCGGCCTGAAGCGCACCTTCATTCCGGCGCTGCTCTCGGACAACCTCGCATTGATGGAGCAGGATCCCGAATATGTGAACCGCCTGCGGGCTGTCGGCTCGCCGCAACTGGTGCGGGCGTGGCTGGAGGGCGACTGGTCGGTCATCGAGGGCGCCTTCTTCCCAGAGTGGTCTACCTCGAGGCATGTCATCTCGCCGATGCACATACCGCCCGAGTGGGTGCGCTTCCGGGCCGCGGACTGGGGCTCGGCTCGGCCCTTCTCGATCGGCTGGTACGCGGTCGTGCAGGACGACATGGTCCATGACGGCAAGCTGCTCAAGCGCAAGGCCCTGGTGCGGTATAGGGAATGGTACGGAAGTAGCGGCAAGCCCAATGACGGGCTGCGGCTGACCGTCGAGGAGGTGGCGAATTCCCCTCTCTTCCCCAGATCGGAAGAGCACCTATTGCGTACGCTGCCGGTTATGACGCATGATATAGCCCACCCAGAAGACATGGACACCGAAGGTGAGGACCATGCCGTGGACGAGTTGCGTTATGCGTGCATGTCGAGGCCTTTCTCGGCGCGCATAGATCAGGCGGCATCTAAAAACCCCTTTTTGGTCGCAAATGCCTTCAGGCTGCATGAGCTTGAGGACTGATAGTGGCGCAAGACCCCGATCTCACCGCCCCTCCGACTGCGGTCATCTCGGCGGAAGCCGGCAAGCCTGACCAGCAGGAGACGGGCTATGGCGATCAAGTAGATAAGGCATATTGGCTCGCATGTTTGGAAGATGCCGAGCGGGTCGAGCGCGAATGGCGTGAGCGGGCACGCGAGGTCGTGCAGATCTATCGCAATGAAACCCGCAATACCAAGACAGGTAGACTGTCGGCTGGGCCGATAACCTTCAATATCTTGTATGCTAATACTGAAGTAATGCTGCCTGCCGTTTACCAGAAGCCACCGCAGCCGGTGGTGCGGTCGCGCTTTACGAAGGTGGCGTCGCCGATGGTGCCGCCACCGCCCATGCCGATGGGTGGGCCTCCTGGCATGCCAATGCCTTCTAGTCCCCCAATGCCGCCGCTGCCGGGGATGGCGCCTCCTCCTGGGATGCCGCCTGTCCCTGCCGGTGGCATGCCGCCCCCGCCGATGCCCGGTCAGCCCGACATGGGTATGGCGGGGGCTGGTCCGATTGCATTGCCGCCGCCAGCCTTCCCCCCTACGCCCCCTGGTGGTGGCATGGCCACCCCCTGTGCCGCCGCCGCCCTTTGGCATGATGCCGGGCCAGCCATCGCCGCCGATGCCCAATCTGCCCAAGCCCGCCCCAGGCAGGCCCGAGCAGCAGGACATCGAGACGGCGGCGTCGATCCTCGAGAAGACGCTCGCCCAGGTGGTGGACGACGAGCACAGTAACGAAGCCGTGAAAATGGCTATCAAGGACGTGCTTCTGGCGGGCCGGGGCTGCTGCCGGGTGCGCTGGCGCCCGAAGATGAAGGAGCAGCCGGTGATGGCGGGCGATGGCATGACGCCGTTGCCGATGGGCGGCATGCCGGGTGAGCTGCCGCCGGTCGAAGAGGTGAAAATCTGGGAGCAGGTAGATGACGAATATGTCTACTGGGAGGATCTCCTGCTGGATCCTGTACGGCACGCATCCGACACGAATTGGGTTGCGTTCCGGCATTTGTTCACCCGCGAAACGCTTGAGGGTGAGTTTGCGGATGCACCTGAAGTCCAGAAGCTCATCGACCAAGGCAAGCTCTCGGACCTCTTGAAGTGGACCGACGAGAGTGCGGCCAAAAGCCCGGTCGGCGGCGGTTCCTCGATGCGCTCGGCGCAGCACCTTGGCGGGCACGTCAAGAAGGCGATGGTCTGGGAGATCTGGGACCGTGTGGAGAGACGGATTATTTGGTTCTGTCGCGAATTGTCAGGCATGGTCCTGCGCGTGGACCCGGACAGCTACCAGCTACAGGGATTTTTTCCTATTCCGGTCCCGC